CCCGACACTTATCAGTTAATTTGGCCTGAATTAAAAAGTTAGGTTATACTTTCTGCAAGCGGATTGAACCCTGCGAATTAAAGTACCAGCCTAAAGCCCTTGAAGGGTTGTTTCTGAGCATTTTGGAAAGGCTGGCTGGTCTTTTCTAAAGTGGGTTCAACTTAGAGATAACCTTTGAAGGGCTTTTTCTATTTCCGTTTCGTACTCCAAACGACATCAAGCACCTAAATGGGTGGCGTGGAATAGAACATGGGCTGGTTTTACACCTAACAGCAAGCCCCGTAGCCTTGAGTGGGGACTACACAAGACGGATAGGACAACGGTGATAGACAACCTAACCATCGAATGAACACTACCTTAGGGAGCATTAGTTTGGCGCAACTGCTAAATGGATGGGGTGCTTATCACCATTGGGGAACCTGTGAGTAAAAAGCAACACATAGGGAAAACACCTACAAAATACTTTAAAAAAGACTTGATTCTGTTAAGCCACCTTAATATACTGGTATCACTCAATACCGAGTGAAATAGAAAAGGAAATGAAATGACAGCAAAAAAAACCACAGTAAAACCAAAACCGCTCACCAAAGTGCAAGAGTTAGAACGCAGAATTGAGAATCTTGAATCCGCTATTTGGCAACACTACAGCGATTCCGATGAGTTTTTTGCACAATTAAATCTTTTAAAGATATACGTTGAAAGCCAAGATTTTAATAAATATGTGGCTAAAAATTACATTAATTCTATTTTTACTACCGTAATTGCTCATCAAGGCAGCATGATGGACTACGCTGGCTTGGAATATTAATGATTGTAACCATCATGACCGTCTTTGCTTTAGGCGTTTTTATAGTCTTTGGTTCGGTTTTGGTGGTGGCAGCAGTTCTTTTATATTGGATTAAAAAATGACCGCATTTGAAATGGCTGATGAACTTAGCAAATATGACAAAGTGTCCTTTGATGGCGTAAGAATTGCCGATGTAATATCTATGCTTCGTTTTCAGGCGCATGAAATCACCGCCCTCTTGGAGCAAGTAAATGAACTTCAACGAGTTTTATAGCCTTTATCCTCGCAAACAGGGGCGCAGGGCGGCTGAAAAGTCATGGGACAGGCTAACCTTGCAGGAACAAACGGAAGCCTTAGAAGCCCTGCCTAACCACTTGGAATATTGGAAACTAAAGCAAACGGAAAAGGATTACATTCCCCATCCTGCCACTTGGTTAAACCAAGGCCGCTGGGAAGATGAGCTTGACATGGAGGTCAAGAAGATTAAAAAGCCTGAACTGCCATGGTATTCAAGCGAAGAGTTAACCAAAGCAAAAGCACAAGAGGTAGGGGTTCAAGCGTATGCAGGAGAGGGATGGCAACAGTGGCGTGCAAGAATTAGCCAAAAAATCAAGCAAATCGAGGAGCAAACTTGAATATCTTGCTTGGTGGTACATTGCTGTTGCCAAAAAGCGTGGTTGGGATGAGGTTGTGCGCTTGCTTAAACAATATCCTGACGATGAACAAGAAATCAAACAGTTAATTAAAAAGAAACTAGGAAAATGAATGAGTTGGCTCTTTTCGCAGGCGCTGGTGGAGGAATACTTGGAGGCAAGCTGCTTGGATGGAGAACAGTCTGTGCCGTTGAGTGGGAACAATATCCAGCTAGCATACTTGCCGCAAGACAAAATGACGGACTTCTCCCGCCTTTCCCGATTTGGGATGACGTTCAAACCTTTGACGGAAAGCCTTGGGAAGGAATTGTTGACGTTGTTTCAGGCGGATTTCCTTGCCAAGATATCAGCGCCGCAGGAAAAGGCGCAGGAATTGATGGAGAGCGTTCAGGAATGTGGAAAGAAATGGCACGGGTCATTTACGAAGTTAGACCAAGATACGTTTTCGTGGAAAACTCACCAATGCTCACTTCTAGAGGGCTTGGAGTCGTCCTTAAAGATTTGGCCACGATGGGGTTCGATGCGGAATGGGGAGTGCTGGGAGCGTCAGACATTGGAGCTAAACATCACAGACAGAGAATTTGGATTGCTGCCCGACAACGAGAAGTTCTTTCATACTCCAACGACAGGGGCGGATGGGGGAAGCAACAGTCGCAAAGCATTAAAGAAACGCAAAGAAGCAATATGGCCAACACCAACAACTCCAACGGGGGGGGGAAACGCTGGGGGGTCGGGGGCACAGAAAAACGCTGTCAAGAATGGGACTTACGTTCCATCTTCAATCAACCCGAGCCTTTACGAATGGTTGATGGGGTGGCCGCAAGAGTGGACAGACTTAAAGCCGTTGGAAACGGACAAGTTCCACAAGTGGCAGCAATTGCATGGGAATTATTAACGGAGAGACTAGATGAGCGATTACGACCCACACGAAGCTATTAATTACATATTCACGCACGCACCTGAATTCGCAAGAGCCAAGGGGCAATTGGCAGAGCTTGAAGCCTTTAAGCACTCTTTACGTGGAATTATGATGAAGAAGTCAAACGAACAAAGCCTTGGGGCGCAAGAACGTGAGGCTTATTCAAGCCAAGAGTATCAAGACCTTTGCAAAGCAATTGGCATCGCAACAGAAGAGACCGAGAAGCTCAAGTACCAGTTAGAGGCTGCCAAGATGAGGTTCCAAGCGTGGCAAACAGAATCTGCAAACAACCGCCAAATAGAAAGGCTAACCGTATGATGCACTTGACCCAAGAATTTTTAACTTTAAAAACTTTGATTCGTATGTTTGATGATGCGCTGTCAAAGGGTGATCCTGTTATATTGTTAGAACTCAGCGTTGATATTGCAGAGTCTGCTGAGAAACTTGAACAACTATCCTGCGATCACGCTAATGGCCACGAAGATTGAGAAAGAAAAGTATCGCAAAATTGCTGAACTGGGATGCTCATTATGTAGGCATCAAGGCAATGAGGGAACGCCAGCCGAATTGCATCACATTAGACGAACTTCTAAACGAAGTAATGCCCCTGTTATCCCCCTTTGCCCCTATCACCATCGAGGCTCAAATACCAGTATTCACGGAATGGGTCGAAAGCGTTTTGAAAAAGAATACGCCATCAGCGAAGAACAATTACTGGTACAGACCGAGGCTTTATTAGATGCTGGTTCTTAATCTTCCGTTGCCACCGTCGGTAAACTCTTACCGCACCATATTTCGTGGCAGGATGGGAATTAGCAAAGCTGGGCGCGATTTTAAGGCACAGATTTCAGATTACGTGGCTGAATATCGTGTTCCAAAGCTGGGTAAAGCTAGGCTTGAAATGCGAGTGATTATTCACCCACGTGACAAACGACGTCAAGATATTGATAATCGCATCAAAGCATTGTGGGATGCCTTGTGCGATGCTGGTGTGTTTGATGATGATGAGCAGATTGATGTTTTACTGATTGAACGTGGTGAAATTAAAAAAGGTGGTGGGGTGCTTGTAATGATTGATATTCTTGATAAAATCAAGGAAAATACACCCATAACATAAGGATTCGTATGGAAAAGTCGATGGCATTGTTTTTAGCAACCTTGCTACATTCAGGGACAAACACCCACTTTTTCCATTGGGCCACCAAGTCTTACGCCAAACATAAAACCCTTGGCAAGTTCTACGAGAACATTGTTGAGCTTACAGACCAGCTTGCCGAGACTTATTTTGGTGTTTACGGTCAAATTACCCAGTTTCCAAGCACCTATCACATGCCCAAAGAGCCGTTGGCATACCTGCAATCCTTACAAGCATTCGTTAAAGATGCCCGTCAAGATTTGCCAAAAGACACTGAAATCTGCCAATTGATTGACAATATTGCTCAAGAGATTGACACAACCATCTACCTACTTAAATTTAAAGGTTAATCATGCCACTTGATAAATCAGGAACAGAAGCGTCTGTTGGAAAGAACATTAAAACCCTTAAAAAAGAGGGCTACAAAGGCAAACAGGCTACTGCCATTGCTTTAAATGTTGAGCGTGACAGCGCCAAAGGCAGTCGCAAAGCCAAGCTGGAAGAGGCTTACGGTAAATTCCTTGGTAAACGTGACGCTGAATAATGAGCCGCAAAGATGACATTCGTGCCGCAATGGATAAGCACGATAAGCCAATCCCAAAGACCACTGTCGGCAAAGGCAGGAATTATTTGCCTACCGAACAAGGTGCAGGGATGACAGCTAAAGGCAGGGCAGAATACAATGCCAAGAACGGTAGTCACTTAAAAGCACCCCAATCAAGTGGGCCAAGACACGATAGTTTCTGTGCAAGGTCAGCAGGATGGAATGGGGAACGTGGAAAAGCAGCAAGAGCAAGGTGGAAATGTTAATGAAAAACGGACTTTACGCAAATATTCACGCCAAACAGGAACGAATCAAACACGGTTCAGGCGAAAAGATGAACAAAATTGGCAGCAAGAACGCCCCAACCGCTCAAGACTTTAAAGAATCTGCAAAGACTGCAAAACCTACACGAAGAGAAATGATTGCTTCCAAGATGAAAGATATGTAATGGAACACATGAACCATAAGTACCCGAAAGAAAACGCTCTGCTCAGACCGCATAAAGAGTCCACTTACGAGAAGAACTTAAGATTGCGTTTAGAGCGTAGAGCCGCAATTGCCAACAAAGTTAAAGACTTGGACAAAGAAGTTAAATAAGCTATACTTAAGCATCATTAACTAACTACTTGGTTAAATATGCAAATCAAAGAAGTCGCTGTAGACAAGCTCATCCCTTACGCAAAAAACAGCAGAACGCACAGCCCTGAACAAGTGGGGCAAATTGCCGCCAGCATTAAAGAGTTTGGCTTTAGAAACCCTATATTGGTGGACAACCTAACTTTGATTGCTGGGCATGGCCGTTTACTTGCCGCCCAAAAGCTGGGCTTGGACAAAGTACCCACAATTGACTGCTCTGATATGACTGAAAGCCAAAAGAAGGCTTATATCATTGCAGACAACAAGCTGGCATTAAATGCTGGGTGGGACACGGCAATGCTATCAATTGAGATGCAAGAACTACAAGAGCAAGGCTTTGACCTTGAATTGCTAGGTTTTGACGATAAAGAGCTAAATGCCTTGCTGGAACCTGAAGTGGTGCAAGGATTAACGGATGAAGATGCCGTGCCCGAAACCCCAAAAGAGGCAACCACGAAGTTAGGGGACATTTACATTCTTGGTAAACACCGTGTAATGTGTGGGGACAGCACCAGCATCACAGATATGGAAAAGCTGGTCAATGGACAGCCTGTGGATATGTGCCTGACCGACCCACCTTACAACGTGGCTTATGAAGGCGGCACAAAAGAAAAGCTGACCATTCAAAACGACTCAATGGAAGATGGGCAATTCCGTCAATTCCTACGAGATGCATTTGTAGCGGCAGATATGGTTATGAAAGCAGGGGCAGTCTTTTACATTTGGCACGCTGATTCCGAGGGTTATAACTTTAGGGGTGCTTGCCACGATACTGGCTGGAAAGTGCGCCAATGCCTTATTTGGAAGAAGTCTAGCCTTGTCATGGGCAGGCAAGATTACCATTGGATGCATGAGCCTTGCCTTTATGGATGGAAAGAGGGTGCTAGCCACCTTTGGTCAGCAGACCGAAAACAAACCACTATTTTGGAATTCAATAAGCCCACAAGGAACGGGGAACACCCCACCATGAAGCCTGTGGAGCTGTTTGAGTACCAAATGCTTAACAACACCAAGGGTGGAGACATTGTCTTGGACAGCTTTGGAGGTTCAGGAACAACCCTAATTGCTGCCGAAAAACACGGTAGATATGCCCGAATTATGGAACTTGACCCCAAATATTGCGATGTGATTGTTAAGCGTTGGGAAGACTTCACAGGCGAAAAAGCCGTTCTTTCGGAGTTATAAAATGGCACAAGGCAAATTACACACCCCAACCCAAGAGTCACGGGACACCGCTAAACGCCTGTCAGCATTGGGTTGCCCCCATGAGGACATTGCAATTAGGCTCAAAATCAGTGCCGACACGCTGGTCAAATATTACAAAGAAGAGCTTGATGAAGGCAGAATTGATGCAAATGCGGCCATTGCAGGCACTTTGTTTAGCCAAGCCAAGAAAGGCAACACTGCTGCCGCCATATTTTGGCTGAAAACACGGGCACGCTGGAAAGAAACCCAAGTAAACGAGGTAACTGGTCAAGATGGCGGTGAAATCAGGTTAGCTTGGGCAGATGAGTAGGCTTGTAAAGCTAAAATACCGCCCACGAAGCGTTTTTGAGGACTTCCACCAACGTAAGGAGCGTTGGGCTGTAATCGTTGCCCACAGGCGTGCAGGAAAGACCTGTGCTTGCATAAACGATTTGGTGGTACGTGCATCCCTAGAACGCAAAAAAGACGCACGTTACGCCTATTTAGCCCCTTACCACAGCCAAGCCAAGACCATTGCTTGGGACTATTTGCTTAGATACTCTGCACCCTTGCTAAAACGCTCAAATCAGTCGGAATTATGGGTGGAGTTAATCAACGGGGCAAAGATTAGGCTGTTCGGCGCTGATAATCCTGACAATCTTAGGGGTTTGTACCTAGACGGTGTAATTCTTGATGAATATGCCGACATGAAGCCATCCGTTTGGGGTGCTGTTTTAAGACCACTTTTAGCTGACAGAATGGGATGGGCCGTGTTTATTGGGACACCGAAAGGACACAACGCTTTCTACGACATTTATTCCGAAGCTCAAAAAAGCCCCAATTGGTACGTTAAAACACTAAGAGCAGACCAAACAAACCTGCTGCCTGAAGCCGAGCTTGAAGATGCACGCCAATCCATGACGCCTGATCAATATGAGCAAGAATTCTTGTGTTCATTCGAGGCTTCCATCTTGGGCGCTTACTTTGGAAACGAGATGCGCCAGCTTACCGAACTGCAAAGGATTACCACGGTGGATTACGACCCTATGTTTCCCTGCCACACAGCTTGGGACTTGGGGTACAACGATTCAACAGCCATTTGGTGGTTTCAGGTGGTTTACGGTGAAATCAGGGTGCTGGATTACCATCAATCGGATGGCAAGAACATCCCTTTTTACACTGGTTTGCTGGCTCAAAAAGAAGAAGAGTTTGGGTACAAATATGGCATTCATTACCTGCCTCACGATGCAAGAGCAAAAACTCTAGCAAGTGGTGGAAGGAGCATAAT